TTGGAGGAATGAATAAATCTTTATTTATGTCAAGCCCAAATCTTTATTTAAGAAGAGACAGACGTTCTTATAAAAAGATTATGTTTGACCCAAAAGATAAATTCTCTTTACACTATACTTGTGATTATATCACAACTAACTTTAATTTTAAAATTATAACTAATTCTTATATTCAAAATGCAAACATGACAATGTACCTTAAATCTAGATTCCAAACAGATTTCTTTCAATTTATTAATCATAGAGAAATCCAAACAGAAATTCCAAAGTCTTTTATAAAGATTATTGCCGCAATATTAGGATTAGATATTGAAGAACAAAAAGATATGGATTACTTAAGACTTTATTTAATCAGTTCATCTTTAACAGAAGATTCAATAAAGAAGAGAGTAAATACAGGAACTGGAAAAGAGTGTTTCTTTATTAATGAAATGCAAAATCTTTTAGTTCAAATGAGTGATTTAGATTGTCCTCCATCTGTAGTAAGAGATGGACAAACTGAAGGAGAATATATAATTACATTTAGACTTCAAGTATCTTCTTATCTTCCAAACTCATTTATATTAAATGTAGATAGAAAAACTTTCTTATCTTTAGGAAGAGAATATTTAAGCGAAAGCACATATATAAAAGACCAAGATGAAGGATTCTTCTCTATGTCTATTAATGCTTCCAAGAAAGAAACTAAAGACTTTTTATCTAAAGATGGAACTAAGTTGATAGGTGTTTTAACTTACTTTGAGGAATATACATTCCAACAAGGAGATGATTTAACAATTTATCTTCTTCCTAAATTATCAGCAGATTTAAAAAAGGCTCATGCATATGCTGTTGATAAAGGATTAGATATTAGTTCTCTTTTCTCTATTGATGTTATTACAAAAGACGGAAAACTACCTTATTCTGCTTACACTGTTGATGAAGATACTTTAATTCTTAGAATAGAATCAAATATTCAATCTGATTTTGTTCCAGCTGTTTATGTTAACAGATTAATGTTAGAAACTATAAATGAAGCTATAAAGCAAGATATGTTCTACTTTAATTCAAATTATTTAACAAGTATTATTGCAAATATTGATGATAACACTGTATTTAAAGACAGAATTACTGTTCGTTCTTTTGCTAACGAAAGAGAAAAGCGTGATATTACAATAAACAAATCATTAAGAGTACAGACAGCTTATGGTGTTGGTTATATTCAATTAGAAGACTCATCAGAAGATGATGACCTTGACTCTTATAGAATTTGTATTGGATTTGATAAAGATAACAATCCAATAATAAAAAGATTAGAATTAAATATGGAGGCTATTTAATATGGATAATTTTATTGACTTCTGGAATGATTTATTCCAAAGACCTATAAGCGAATTAAATTTTGTTCATGTGATTATTTTAATTGCTATAGCATTTGTAGGTTTTAAATTACTTAAGTTTATTTTAAAATATCTTTTAAAAGGTTTAAAAGCTGTTGGAACAGCAATCTTAGGAATATTCTCTCCTAAGGCTAAATGCTCTAAAACTCTATGTAGACATTGCCAAAGAACATTAGACAAATGTGTTTGTAATAGTAACAGAGGCAAATCTTATTTTGTGAGATTATATAGATATAATAGAGAAGGAAAAAATATTAGAAAAAAGTTAAAAGAAAAACAATAATAGAAAGCATTGCTTTCTATTATTTTTAATATAATTTTCTATATCAACAATTCATTATATGTATTTTTTTTTAAAGGAGGTCACTTTATGAGTAATAATGAAATTTACGAAAGTCTTAAGCAATCATTAATTGATAAAGCTGACGAAATTAATAACTCTTTAGAAGTTGACATTTCTAAAAAACATTCAGATGAATTAAGTAAATTAAGAGAATATTTTACTGAAGTATCTGATGCTAGAAAAGAATTAGATGATTTAGTAGAAAATCTTTATATAACAAGACATAATGTGTATAGCTCTATGTTGAGTGCAAGTGTTGCAAGATACTATGCTAAAAAGATGAAAACATCATTAGATACATTAAATAATTTTATAAATGCAAAAAATGCATTAAATGTTACATCTACAACATCATCTTTAGGAAAGAAATTTTTAGAAATATCTGACATATTAAATAACATTAATAATGTTCCAGAAACTCAAGGTGATAATATTTTAACATCTTTAAGAGCTAAAGCAAATGACCTTCAAGATAGTCTTAAAAAGGCAGCAAAAGCTTTAGGATATTCTGAAAATATATCCGTTTCTATAAGTGCAACATCAACAGATAAAGATACATCTGAAGATGCAATAACAACAACAGATAGTTTATATGGTTATGATGATGGGACTATCATAAATGAACCAGATGGAACAAGAGCTATAAAAGTAAATAAAACTATAACTCCTGGATGTAAAGCATATTCTTTTTCAGATGATAAAGGCTATTTTACAGCATCTGTTATGCTTGATAAAGATATCTCTACTGTGGAAACAGAGAAAGCAATAGAACAATTTTCATTAGAATTAAATAATGATTTATTGCTTGAAGATGGTTCATCATCAGCTCCATATTTAATTTATACAAAAGATGATATGGTTAATAAAGGCATGTATGACTGTGATGGAGATACATACTATAGATTAATGGCTGATATTGAAGTTTTAGCACCAGAAAACTTAGTTCTTAATGATGAAAGAGAATTCTTCGGAACATTCGATGGAAATTTCCATAAAATAAAAACAAATTATCCTTTTTTTAATATCGTTAGTGGTGACATAAAGAATTTAGTTATTGAAGTTGTTGAAGGTAGAAAAGTTACATCAACTGCGGCATATTCAAATCCATATTTACTTTCTGCTGGTGGTCTTAATATCGAAGAATTAAGTAGACACAGAATTGAATTAAATGGCTCAGTTACAAATTGTAAAGCAATAATTAAAGGAGACCCAAGAACTTATAAATATGGAAATACTTCTGGTGAAACTTTAATTGATATTACTGATAGAGCATATTTAAGTTCAAAAGAAGTTGTATTCCAATTATATGCTGTTACTGATAAAGATTGTGCTTATAGACATAAAATTGATATCACACCAACTACAAGAAAGAAAATGAAAACTTGTAAACTTTTATATGATGAAAATCCAAATTCTTTAAGTGAACAAACAGAAATAGAAAAATACTATAAAGAAGGAACTCAAGCAACAGCCAAGCCTTTAATTGAAGCTGGAAGTACGTTATCTATATCTTCTACTGGAGATTCTAATTTTATTCTTGAAGATTCTGTTTATAAATATCAAACTTCATCAACCTTTGGTGATGGAAGTATCAAAGATGTATTTTTTACTTTAGATGAAGCTTCAAAGAAATTTAAGTTAATTGGTGAAGTTAGTATTGATGAAACAGTTGCAAAAGTAAATCTTTCTGGTAGTATTAAACCTGCGTCATCATCTGTTTTAATTGAATTAGATAAAAACTATGCAACCATTTTTAATATGGCTGAACTTGTTTCTGCATTAAAAAATGCAACTATGGAAAGTCTTAAGTGGGAAGGTAACAAATTTGGGAATCTAGATTGTTATAAATCATATCCTGCTGACGTTATTTCAAATTTAGTTGCAACAACTCAACTTACATTACAAGAATTTAGAAAACAAGCAGATGAAACAATAACTCAAGAATTAAAGCAATTAAATTCTTTCAAAGATTCTTATACATCATTTGAAACATTTAGACAAACAAATGATTCAAATTATACAGATACCTATATTCTTGGATTAAATAATGATGCTTCTACAATTACTGGTTATATTGATTCTCTAGAATCAACAAATGAAGACTATGAAACAAGTCCAACTAAAACATATATAACAGATGCTATTGAAAGATTTGATTCAGATTCTTATAATGTTTTTATGTCGTTAGCAGATAGCGTAGAGACAATAGAAAAGTATATAGATACTTATTCTCCATTCTTCAAAATTGACTCTAACTATTCAGATAGAGCGAAATTAATGATGGACACATTTGATGCTGCATTAAAGAGTTCAGAGTGTACTTTGCCTCAATATACTCGTCCTTTTGCTATGTGGTCTGAAAAAGTAAAAACATATTCAGACGATGGAATTTTTAGTTTTATTCTTATGTATATAGCACAAGAATTAGGAATGAATATGAACAACTATTCTGTATTAGAATCATCAAGCGATGCTAATATGTTTAGAAGATTATTTAATCATGCATTAAGAGAAAGTTTAAATAAGAAATTATTTGATACTAGAATTGTAAGTGACTCTTTAATAGAAGTTTTAGATGCTGAAAAATTTCTTATGGAAAACTATAACCTTAGAGTTATTGATAGAGCAAACTATGAGTCTTCTCCTTCTAGTTTAAAGTCATTGGTTAAAGAATTATCTTCTTTTGATTATATTGATTTAGGTCTTTTACTTAAAGATACTATGAATTCTAAAGATTTAACGTTACTAAAGAACTATGTTAAGACTATCTTTATTAAAGAAATATATTCTGATAAGTCAAAAGCATTAGATAAGATAATTGATATTAACTATATTCTCAATAATTCTGAATTGACTTTTAAAAGTATTCTACTAAAGATAATATTTAAAGAGTTAGTATACAGCATATACCATATAAACTTAAATAAAGAAAATTCTATATTTAACTCAGATGAATTAGAAACACTTAAAATAATATCTGGTATATGGACTGGTATTTACAGAAAAGAAGAAGATAATTATATTTTAGTAGAAGCGAACGAAGAATTTGACTCTTCAGCAGAATATTATACATATAATTGTGGTGAATATTCTAGAATAAACTTAACTAGTATTCCAAATAGAGCAGATACTTCAAGAGAAGAAGATATGCTATATAAATATATCGCTGTTTGGTGTTTCTATAATAATGATTCTAATAATTTTATTATAGCTTTAAAGAATGATAAATCAGATTTATATCAATTCTTATTAAATCCTGATAGAACGATTATAACTAGAGAAGAGGAAGAAGAAGAGTTATCATTCTGGGAAAAATTATTAAGATTATTCAGACTTATTTGGAATAAGATTAAGAGTATATTTGGATTTGGTTCGGAGGTATAATATGACTAAAGAAGAAATGTTAAAAAAAGTTGACGATATGACAATATATGAAAAAGATTTTTTAGTTATAAAGAACTTACTAGCCAATGCAGATAGTAATTTTTTTGTTAGAGTTCTTGAAGAAGTTATTGAAGGAAACTTATATTGGTCTGACTTTGATAGACTTCTTTCAGAAACAAAATATACTGAAACTTTAGAAGAAAATATCAAAATTCAAAGTGAAATGTATAATGAAATAATAAAGCTTTCTGAATTTAGAAAAAGCTTGAACAACAAAAATGTTAAGAAGAGTACAAATCTTTATTCAGAAGATGCTTCATTAACAAATATTGGTTTAATTCCTTCTTCAGATAATGAAGAAATGCGTAACTTCTATATTGAAGAAAGAATAAATGCTAGAGATAATTTAATTTATTCTATGTTAAATTACAGCCCTAATGACACAGAAGTAACTAGGGCTTGTAAAGATAGACTATTAAATGCTATAGAAAATGGAAAGATTCTTGAAAATAAGAAATTCACAGAACAAGCATTGGCGTCAAAAAATATTATAGTAAAATCAGAATCAAGTACAATTACTGTTGGAACTGACGTTTACGAATTTATTGACCCTAATGATATTCTATTTTCTGTAGATGATTTTGTAATTCCATTAGATTACAAATATCAAACATTATCTGATAGTGATAAGAATTTTATGGCTATCAATAATATAAATGAAATAGACATGAAGAAAATGAAGTCTATATCAGAGTTCTTAAGAAGAGAACAAATTTTAAATAAGATAAAATAAGGAGGTGCCTTCTATGTTTAGATATTTACAACCAGATGATGAAGGTGTTTTACAACCAAGAATAACAACTTCATTAATTAACAATGTTGCAAAGAAATATGAGTCTTATCTAAATGATGAAGGCACTTTGCATTATAAGTTTTTCGATTATATTACAACTGCAAATGTAGCTGACAATAAAGAGTTAGCTCTTGCTATATATGAGGTTTTATTAAATCTAAACGCAGGTGATATTCAGATAGAAGATATATTCTTTTTTTTAAATTATTTTAATTTAACTCTTTCAGACGAAGGATTTATTGAATTATATAAAAAGATTATATCTGATGATATTCTTATTTCATTTAAAAAGAATATGGTTATGAATGCATTAAAGAGTAAAAAAGTATTTTGTAAACTTTCTAAATTAACAGGACAATCAAGCTCTGATAATAATGGTAATGTTACAGAAAATGCATTAAACAAAGCATTTGATGAAACAATGGCATCAATTAATGGAAAGTTTGTAAAAGAAGAGGAAGTTACTTTCCCATCAGTAGTTTCAGTATTAGATGCATATAAAGTAAATAACAAGCTTTTGTATAATCCAGATATTACTGATTTTAAATATGATAATAAAAAGTATATGGTTAATGCAAATATTTCATATATGCCATCTTTAGTAGCTCACTTTAGAAATTATTTTGATGCTGAAGGAATTTATGAATCTTATCTTGCAGATGTTGTTGATTCTGAAGATATAAAAACTACTTTAAATACTCATATTGCAAACAGATTAAATAGAAAGATTTTTTATTTAAACTCTGATTTAGCAAATTCAAAGATAATTGAAAATGAAAAAGTTTTAATAAGCAAACACAGAGGTGCAACTGATTCCTCTTTAATTTATAATCCTAATAAGAAGATAGGAATTTATTCTAACATCTATGACGAAAATGTTGCTATGGATATGTTGAACTCTATGAGATTATTTAAGAAATCTGAAACAATTGAAATTAGTGGAAATGCCACAATAAATGTTGTTCCACTTTCAGATAAAGACATAGAGAAAGCATTAGATAGATTTGTTTTAAAACTAGTAGAGAAAATAGATAAATATAATGAAACTATTAATGCTGCCAGTGCGTCATTAAGAGATGACATATTAGAAATGTATAGTTCTGAAATGATAATAAAATCAAATTCTTCTTATTATAAACAAAAGTTAGCAGATTTAGGTATTGGTATTTCTTGGTCAACGCTAATCAAACGTTTAGATGCTCTTAAAGAAAAGACAAATGATATTGAAGATTCATTAGAGTTATTCTTAAGAAACAAAATAAGTTATTTCAAACTAGGAACTGATTTTGGTGTAATTGACACAATTGAAGAAGATTTAAAGAATTTTTCAGAAATCAAAGATGAAATAGAAACTCTAGATGATTTAAACTATTATAGATTTATTAGTATATTAGCAGCTAATTATTATAAGATTGACAATAGAACTGAATCTGCATTAAGATTCAAAGAAAATCTATTGATTTTTAATGATTTCCTAAATCAGTATAAAGTTGATTCAGAGTCATATTTATCAAATGTTATGGCATTAAGAAATTATATTTTAGAAAAAGACAAACGTTTTAAGGAGGTTTAGATATGGCATTTTATTTAATAAAAAATGATGGTCAAAGAACCTACATAAGCAATAACTACTTAAGACAAAAGTTAATAACAATGTCTAATTCAAAAGCTACAGAAATAACAAATAATGATATAAGCCTTGGCGGAGATGACTATTTATTCTTTGCTAGAATAGGCTATAAAATTCCTGAAATTACAATGAATGACGCAGTAGAAACATTAATGAAAATGATTACAAAGAATTCTATTGATGATGTTTCTGTTATTCTAACATTAGAGAAAACACATATTTTAGCTATTGTTTATCTTTTAAGAGAAGGAATAATGAGCGAAGTAGACTTTATGAGATTTATCAAAATGAAATCTACAAGCTCTAGAAGTCAAATGTTACTTGAATTCATAGCTAGAGAAGATGAAGAAATAGATATATTTGCTCCATTGCTTTCTGCACTTCAAAAGAAATCTAATTTTACTAATTTTGGGGAATTATCTTCTGAAAATGAAATTGAGGCTGCAAAGAACAAAATAAAAAGAATGGCGATTCCAAGCTACAGAAAAGATATTGAATATTTTATCTGGAAGAGATACTATGATGAAGATACTTTATTATATAGATTTTATAATTGGGAGTATGAAAAGCCATATACAATAAAATCTGTTTGGACTTATACAAAAGTCATTACAAAAGTATTTGGTATTGTCGCTTCTTTATTTGGAGGTATCTTTGGATTATGTCTTGGACTTACAACATTCCATTTTGTAGAAACACTAGTAGCTAGTTGTAAACAAGTTCGTCAATATGATGAAACGCCACAAAATATAACAGCAGATACAAGACAAATTCTTACAAATTATTACAATTCTATTTCAACAGAATTAATAAAAGATAAATTCTCAAAGAGATTTAGTGAAAATGCAAAATTAGATGACAAATATATGGATGATTGTTTAATTATGGCTTTTAATCAAGTTCGTAATAATGCATCTTATGATTTCAGAAAGAATCCAAATCATAAATTCTGGGCTTTTGGTAAATTATTCTCAGCAATCTTCAATCAAGAAGATTTAAAGGATAGAGTAATGTTACCATTACCTTCATATGGAAGATTATTTAAATTTATATATGACAATGGAGAAATCACTTGTGATAACAAGATTGTAAAAGATAAAAGTCTCGTAAACAATAAATTTGAGTATCTTAATTTTGTTGGACCAAGTATTTCAGATGATGATTTAGTAAAGAAGAGATATATTGAAAATAAAGAAACATATTCTTCTTGGAAGGACACTAATAATCGTACTAGTGACCCTTACTATTATTTAAAGTATAATTGGTCTTCAGATGAGAATATAAATAAAAAAATAAGAAGTAACCTAGTTTCATTATGGAATGCTTTTGATTTTGAAAATTCTTATTATTCTCCTAGTAGATTCTTTAATACATATTTTTATTATTTAGAAAATAAATACCCTTCTATGAAAGGAACACCTGAAGGTAAATTGGATGCTGTTTTAAGAAATAATATGTTAATTAAAGAAGACTGTGACACTGGAAGAAATTATGAAGCTGAATCTCATTATCATTCAGTAGCTAATTTAGGTATATCAAAGTTTAAACAAGTTGTTAGTAATATAATAGAGAAATATTTCTCTGAAAAGGCAAAATTCAAGGTTGCAGAAATATATGATAAATCTTTAAGAGAGTCTAGACTTGCTGAATTAGAAGCATCAATTCCTGATATTCTAAATAGGGAGTACACAACTTATGAAGATAAAATGTATATTCCTATGGTTTATGAAGTTCTTACAAATTACATGGCATTCTTAAAACATGGAAATTCAATTTATCTGGTTGATAGTGATTCAGGAAGTGATGATATTACTTTTGATATTGCAGTATCAGAAGACTATTATAACTTTTATAGAGCTCTTTATTTCCTTAGACATACTTTCTTAGATTTACCAGCTATAAATGACGTTACAAAAGGATTACGTACATACAATATTATTATGAATAAATTAGAATAGGAGGTGTATTATGACAGATGACGAATTAAGAACATTAAAATACGCAGTGTCAAGAGCTGATTTAGAAGAATACATCTCCTCTGTCTCAAATAATTATCAATTATATAATATGGTTGCATTTTATAGAGATTCTTTTATGATTGATGATACTATAACTGAAGAAAATAAATTAGAAAAAATAAAACAATTTCTTTGTGCTATATTTTTATTTTATAATGAGATACTTTCTTTTAAGGAATTAAGAACTACTAATATGAATATATTTGAAAAAATAACAGATATGTTCTTATCAACAGCGGCAGTTCTTCCATTATCAGAAGATAAAATATTAAAGAAGATTCCAAATGTGTATTATGGTTTATCTTCAGTAAAGATGGGTTATAGTACATATGAAAATATAGAAGAAGAATTTAGGAGAATTTATGATAAAGCAGACCCAGAGCATAAAATAGGCAATTTTATATTTAATAATGTACTTTCTTTAGCTCAATTTATTAGAGATGATGGAATTCCTGAAGCTAAGTTGTTTTTAAATATAAATGACGAAAAAGCTGAAATAGAAGAAAGTCCTGGATTATTATCATTTATATACAATTATAATATTGGAAGTCTTGCTTTAATAAGACAAAATGCAGAAAATTATTTTGGTCCCTATTTAAATGAAGTTAAAGAAACTACTTTTTATGGTGTTATTCTTGACTCTCCTAGTATAACAGAATCTACTATTCTTGAATTAAAGGAAATTTTAATAAAAGTTATAGAAGAAATTAATAAGGGAACAATTAATTATTAATAAAAGGAGGAAGTTGTATGGCAGAACCAAAGAAATACGATACAATCTCTAATAAATTAAATGATTATGATAGTAAAACATCAATATTATCATATGGTATGGATAATCAGTTAGAAAAAGAAGATGGCTCTATTAAAAATATCATTAAACAAACAATAGTACAATCAAAAAAGAAATATGGTATAAGAACTAATGGAAAGCCAATTAGATATTTTAATGAAATAAATCTTGGTAGTACATGGTCTCAATTAATGACTGACGCTAAAAATGAAAAAGCTAAAAAGGAACTAGAAAAGAATCCTGAAAAGGCTTTTAAAACATATATGTCAGAAGATATAGTTGACGTTAGTGGACTTATGGCTGAAAATTCAACTAGAAGTCTTTTAATGAATAACTATAGAATTATTAGAGACCACATTACAGAATGCTCACAAGCATTAGATGTTTATAAAAACAATATAATGTCACCAGATGATTTCACTAAATCAATCTTCAATGTTAAATATGATGACCCTTCTGATGATAAAATGAAGGAAAAGGTTGAATCTCAATTAGAAGACATCTTTTCTAAATATGAATTAGAAGATAAGACAAATAAGATAATTGAAGATGCTTTATTATATGGCGAAGCTTATGTTGGTGTATTATCTCTTGAAACTGAATTAAATAACATGCTATCTGACCCTAAAATGCAAGATTTAAATGAGTCAGAATTAGTTGAAAAAATGAATCTTATTGACACAAGTTGCATTAATTCCAAAATCCTTAGTGAAGATGTTAATTGTAATGAAGGTCAAGCATCTATTTTAAATGAGATATTAAATATTAATGAAAATGGTTTATCTGAAGCAGATGCTAAAAACATTATTGCAAATATGATAAATGAAAATGTTAAAATAGGAAGTAAAAATGAATTACTATTAGAAAAAATAGCAATTGAAAAGGATTTCGAAAACTATAAAATTCATGACACAGATATTAATAATAATGACGATTCAGTTAAGAAAACTAAAAAGAAAAAGAACGACAATAAACCAATGTACTTAAATGGTTCATTTATTCAAATATTTGACCCTAAAAAAGTAATTGATTTAACTGTTGGTGGAACTTGCTATGGATATTATGTTATTGAAGGTTGTGATAATGAATTAATTAATCAGTCATACCTAGGTCAATCTTCTGGTAGACAAGTTACAAATCAAATCAATATGGCATCAAATAACACAATTGCATCTACAAATCAAACAACTACTATTTCTGGTAATGTTCCTGGTATAAATGATAACCAAAAAGTAAGAATTATAACAGACGTATTTGTTAATACAATTGCTAAGAAAATTGATAAGGAATTTATTAGACATAACAAAAAATTCAAAGATTTTATTTATGATTTAGTAAAGCAAGATTATATTACAAAGAAAGGTATTAAAATTACATATTTCCTTCCAAATGAAATAATTGCTTTCAAAGTTCCAGCTTTATATAGAAAGATTCTATTCTCTGCTAAACTATATTTATCAGTATTAACTAATGATATACTTGTTAAATTAGGTAGAGCACATGACAAGAGATTAATTTATGTAAATATTGGTCTTGATGAAAACTATGAACAAGCAATAAGTAAAGTTCTTCAAGATATCAAGACTAAGGAATATAAAATGGATTCTTTAAATGATTTCCAAACTATTCTAAATCTAAACCCAGGTAGATGGGATGACTATATCATGCCTTCTGTGAATGGTGATAGACCTGTTGAAATAGAAACTATGCCTGGTATGGATACTGATTTAAATAGTGAATTCCTAGATTATTTAAAGAATACTATGATTAATGGTATTGGTATTCCAAGAAACTTAATTGATTCTTTTAATGAAATTGACTTTGCTAGAACTCTATCAGCTCAAAATGGTAATTTTGCAAGAGATATTGTTGCTTACCAAAAGTTACTTACAACTCCATTTACAATTTTATGTAGAAACTTATATAAAAATGAGTTTAGATATAATAATGACAAAGAGAGCAATGTTGATAAGTTCGTAAATATGGAATATATAAAAGTTTCATTCCCAAGTCCTGCATATTTAAACTTTACAAATCTTGCAGACCAAATTCAAACAGTTGACGGTAACGCTGAGTTTATTGCAACTCAAATGATTCCACCTACTACTGATGCAAGTAAGGAAGATGAAAGAGTCCAATTAAAATCTATGATTGTTAAAGATATGCTTCCTGGTATTGACTGGGATAAATATGAAGAATTCAAGAAACAACTTGGAATAGATAATGTTAAGAAAGAATTAAAAGAACCAAAACCAGATGCAACAATGGTTGACCCTTACGGTGGTACATATTAAAAAAAAAGAATAACCTTTTGGTTATTCTTTTATTATTTTTATTTTTCTTCGTTGTTTCCTTTGATTTCTTCCATAACAGAGTTATCCCAGTAATTTTCAATATTAGCAACACCGTTAACATCTTTCATTCCGCCGAATATATCAGCAAAGTGAGTAAAGTCAGGGCCAATTTCGCTCTTTGTTGTTGCTGTAGTAACTAGAATCTTTTCTCTTAAAATCTTTTCAGCATAATCTTCTACATCCGGTCCGATTTCTACGAAACCTTTGAAGTTAATATCAAATGTAGGAGAATCTTGTGAACCAATTTCAAAGTTATATAAAGTATCTAGAGGAACATTTGTAGGGAATACATTGTGATATAGAGCAGCATATTCAACAATTCCTTCTGAACTATTTGCATTAGCAGCATCTGGTCTAACTACGATATATAGTAATTGTCCAGTATGGTTTCTTGCACCATATTCATAGTTATTTCCATTATCATCTTTATATAAAGAAGGATATAATGCAATATTAGTTCTTGGGTCTCTTACCATACAAACCCACTTTTGATATAGTTTTCTCATTACACCACCAGAGTATTCTTTGTGGCTAATTGTGAAATCACTACTCATTGGGCTGATACCAGTAGGAACATTTATTTCTCTAGCACCAAATCCAGTTTGATGTTGTGCTGTATTTAATTCAATACCACTAACACCTTGGAAACTTCTAAAGTTCTTTTGTGTTAATTCTTTAAAATTCTTAAGGTCTGCATCTTTTTCAAACCAACCAGGTAATTCTACCCAATAGATATATGCATAACCTGTTACAAATGGGTCTAAATATAAGTTTACTTCATCTTCAACACCAGTGAAGAAGTTGTTATTACCTCTAACCTTATCAAGACCACTTACTTTGATAGTACCTTTTTCACTTCCATAGTAACTTGCCATATCTTTCACCTCTCTTAGTCAATATCAATAGCAACTGAAATAACTTCTAATGTACCATTAAATTTAACACTTAAAGTAACATCTAAAGTTTCATCGCTAAATTCATTTTTAGAAACATTTACGTTTGCATAAATTAAAGTTCTGTTAGAAACCCATTGAGTCATATATTTATTTAGAACAGCTGATAAGTTAGAAATTGTAACAGTGTCAGCAAATTCAAATAAGTAACCTCTACCAATAGCTTCTAGTTCGTGACGCATACGAATTAAAGCACGAGAGTTATTTACAAAAGATAAACCTGTGTATTCATCTTCTGTTGAACCATCGAATGTTCTTTGGTTCATAATGTAGTATCCTCTACTATCTTTTTCTGCGTAGTTAATTCTTGCTCTAAACCATTCTTCCTTAGTATCAGGCATTGGGTTTTCACTAATGCTCTTTATACCTTTTAATTCATAACGGTTTTGACCTGCAACAGCAGCTTGAATTCCGTTTGTAGCATCATTAGAAGGTAATAATGCAGCTAAGAAATAAGACATAGTTACGAATATATCAGAACCAACATAATTATTTTCTTTAATTAAGAAATATTGAGTGTAAATAGCTAGATTAGATGTATTATCAAGGTCAGGTGTAATTAGACCATTTTCTTCAAATCCAACATACTTAGGTTCTTTACCTAAATTATAGCCATATCCATAAGAAACGGCATTTGAATAGTTATCTAAAATAACGAATGCATCATTTCTAACTGGAGTAGAACCTGAGAAGAATTTGAATAATAATAACTTTACATCTGATGAATATCCAGCATCCATTACTAAATCGAATGGAGTTTCTAGTTTATTAGCAATTAATTGGTCTGCTCTCTTCCAGAAAATACCTTTTCTGTAGTCATCAGAATTTCTAGATTCTTTTGAAGTTGTGCCTAGAGTATTAACTCCTGCAAAGTCATAAGAATAATTTCCTAGTGCCTCTTGGCTCCAGAATGCCTTTAATAGGTCTTCTAAAGTTGCACTAGTATAAGTTCCGTCATAAGAAATCTCATATTCAACACTAGTATCATAGCTCTTATTGAAATCAGAATTTCCAGAAATATAACTTCTGAAATTATCACCATATCTTTCTTTTAATTCTGTTTCATCGATAGCTGTAACGCTTGTTGAAGATTCATAAACTTCACCATTTCTAATGTAGATATTTGCTTTTTCAACATCACGTTTCATCTTTTCGTAGTTGTTAGCATTATCAAGAATTTCTTGTAATAATGTTTCAGCATTTGAGCTAAAATTAATGTATTCTAAGTCAATAAAGTCAGAAGGTTCAACTCTTGTTTCATCAATCTTTTGTGAACCTCTATAAACGCTAATAACTAATTTCTTTTCGCTATTAGGAGCCTTAGAAATTGTAACAGATAAATCATTATAATATTTACCTGGATACTTAGCAGAGATTCTTGTAGCAAGAACTACATCTTCTAATTCAGAACCTTCACTGTCAGTAACTTTAACAGTTCTAGTAGAATTATCAAAAATATATGAAGGAACACCACTTGGAGTATCATCAGCTTTAAGTACAGCTTCAATGAAAGAACCACGTTCTTTTATGTATACTTTTAAAACATCAGAAGCTGTTTCTGCTGGTAAACCATTTTTAGTTACAACATATGCATTTGTTGTTGAGCTTACTGCATAAGCTAGAGCTACTTCACTTACATCTGCAACTAAACGTACAATGTATGCAGTTCCTCCAGCATTTAACCATCTGTATAAATTTAACTTAGTTAGACCATTTTCTTTATATGGAACTTCTCCGAATGTTGATTCTAATTCACTTATAGAGTGAACTTTAACAACCTTATTTACTGGACCACGTTCTGTAATAACTGGTACAAAAATAGAAGAAGTATCTGCTTGCTCTGGAGCTGTAGAAGAGTGTCTTTTAGCTTTATAAGTAATGTCTACTCTTGGGTATGTATATTTGTTTTCCATATTTAAATCCTCCTAAATAAGATATATCAGTATAATTTATTGTTTAATCTTTAAATTGCAGTTTCTTAAAAAACAAAAAATTATATGAAATAAATTAAAAGAAGAACCTTAATGCCAAAAAAGAGGTGCATTATGAAAGATATTATTGAATTAAGTCCAAACATAAATAACAAGAAATTTTGTGTTTATGGACATTTATGTAAATCTACAAACAAGTGGTATATTGGAGAGACTAAATTTTCTAATAATCCAGAATTAAGATTTGGGAAAAATGGTTGGATGTATTTAAAGAAAAATAAATCAGGTAATTATAAACATCCTAAGTTTGCAAATGCAATATTGAAATATGGCTGGGAGAATTTCGAACATTATTTACTAGGATATTATAATGAAAACGAAATTGATGAAGCTGAAAAATATTGGATTAACAAAAAGAATTCTTTAGAAGATGGATATAACTCTACAGAAGGTGGAAAGAGCACACATAAATTAACTAAAGAAAATAAAATGAAAATTTCTAATAAAGTAGACCAGTATTCTATTGACGGAAAATTTATAAGAACTTTTGATTCTATAAAAGAAGCATCATTATCTTTAGGTAAAAGAGATAATGGTTCAATAAACAACTGTTGTAAAGGTAATAGAAAAACAGTCTGGGGATACGTATGGAAATATCATAATGGAAAATCTTTCAGAATTAACTCTGAGAATACAAATAAGGTATTTGGAAAGCATGGAGTGGCAACTGAGATAATTCAATATGATATGAATGGTAATGAATTACAAAGATTCAAATCTAGTGCTGAAGCTGGAAGAATTTTGAATCTTAATTCTACTTGTATAAATAGATGTTGTAGAGGAGAAAGAAAAACCTATAAAGGCTATAAATGGAAATATAATCTATAGGAGGTAAGTATATGATTGATGTAAGAACTAAAAATATATCGTTCTTAAAAATATCTAAAATGCTTAGAGATAAGAATGTTAAAAATAACAAGTTTATGTTACAACTTAACAATCCTAACTTACAAGGTGTTGACCCACACAGAACTGATTTAACAGATAAACAAAAAATAGAAATTTATAGAGAATGCGTTGAGAACTATTGGTATTTCATCAGAGAAGTTTGTTTAGTTCCAGTTTCAGGTGCCAATATTCATTATGAAGCTAATTTAGGAAATATAACAATGTCTTATGTAAAATTAAAGAATAAGAACTTTATGTTAATACTTCCAAGACAGCATGGTAAAACAATGGGTGAAGCTGTATTCGATGTTTGGGCTCTTTGTTTTGCAACTAAGAATACAAACTGTACTTATATGAATAAAGCTAAAGGTGACGCTATTAAAAACGTTAAACTTTGGAATGATATTAAAATGCTTCTACCAAGATGGCTATTAGATAACTTTATTCTAGATAAGAAAGAAGATATTGATAACGTTGAATATAAGGAAATATCAAAATTAAATAATACTATGAAAGTTGTATCTGGTGGTAGTGACCCAGATTCTGCGGATAAAGCCGGAAGAGGTCTTACAACTGCGCTTTTAGTATTCGATGAGTTTGCTTTCTTAAAATATAATGATATTATTTATCAAGCAGCTGTCCATGCATGGAACAAAGCAGCCGAAATGGCAAAGAAGAATGGCGTTCCATATGGTATTTCTATTATAACAACACCAAACACAAACGAAGAAGGAACTCCTGGTGGATATTGCCATGATATTATGGAAAATTCTGCTAAGTGGGAACTTATGTGTTTTGATATGTCAGACGATGAATTGAATAAATACATAGAATTAAATTCAACTAACAATTTCCTATTTATTCAATATACATACTTAGAATTAGGAAGAGACGATGCTTGGTTAAGAGACCAGATTCGTCAATGTCAAGGTGATACATTAAAGGTAGAACGTGAAATTTTACTTAAGTGGCCTCAATCTACTGAAGGTAGAGTATTCAACGTAGACCAATTAAATAAAGTATATGAATTTGTAAAAGAACCAACTGTCAAGATAAATGTAAATGGTTACATTATTAATTTCTTTGAAACACCAGATTTACGTTTAAATTATATTATGAGTTGCGACGTTGCCGGTGGTCTTGATGGAGATAACTCTGTTATTTTATTTATACACCCAGAAGATTTCAGAGTAGTTGGTGAATTCTTAAATAAGAAGATTGACACAGACAACTTTAAAATGTTAATTTATGACCTAATGACTATATACTTCAGAAACGCTATTCTTGTATGTGAAAAGAACTCATATGGTCTTAATATTCTTGACTGGTTAATGAAGAAACCAGAAGTTGAACCAAGAATGTATAGAGAAGATAAAGAAAAAGTTGGTGAAAAAACACTATCAAACGGATTTACAGTTAAAAAGAAATCAAAAGTTATTATGTATGGTGTTGATACTAATACAACTACTCGTGCGCAAATGATAGATATGTTACTAGAAATTGTTGAAACAGAATATGATAAATTAATTTCAGGAAACATATACAAAGACTTACAAGGATTAGAGAAGAAGAGAAATAATAAAATTGAACATAGTAGTAGAACACACGATGACGCCTTAATGGCATATTTAATCTTTAGATGGGCTGTTTACTATGGAAAATGTTTAAGAGATAGATTTGGAATTAATCCAATTCCTTCTAGAATGAATGTTAGAACTTCTTCAAGTGCTGGTGATATGCACAGAATTGAAAGGTTAATAGAAAAATCATTAATGTTAGATAACCTTCCTTCTGGTTATTCTGAAACAGTTGCTGCACTACAAGAAGATGCAGCAAAGAAAAAATACGGAAAAGAAGATAATCGTTATAGTGAATCAGCTGATAAAATTGCTTCATTCTTTAGAATGACAAAAGATTTATAGTACTTTTAAAAATCTGAAGAACAATTAATTATTATTGTATAAGAAACTGGAGGTTAAATATATGAGAAATATAAGTGTATTAAGTAACGATTTTGTTAGATTTAATAGAACATTAGCTGAGTGTGAAGCTAATATTGGAAAAATGAATAGTTCATTTGTAAACGATACATTATTAGACGAATCAGCTACTCCAGCTGCATTTTTAAATATGAAGTATTCAGATAGTTTCAGAGCTATATCAGAATATGATTTCAAGTCTAATTTATTCAGTATCAGTAATCAACTTTTAAAGAATAATTCTATTTCATTAAAAGAATCTGTTGCATTTTCAAAAGCAATAAATAGTTGCTTAGGAATTAGCGATAAAGATGATATTGCTAACGCAGTTTTAGCTTTCTCTTTAGCTGAATCTGATATCCCAGAAGAAGATGAATATAAAGTAACATATTCAAATATTGGAAGACAAAGAGCTATTGGTTTCATTACTGAATTACAAGAAGAAGCTTACAAAGGACAAAAACTATTAAAATCTAATGATATAGACAATGTTTTAGTTGGTATTAAAATTTTAGCACCAATATATACATTATGTGAATCAAGCAAGTAAGAGGTGATTTTTATGATTGTTTTAGAAGAAAACTCTCAATTAACACAAATAAATGAGATGTTTGTAAACGTCCAAGACAGTCTTCCTACAGAGATTGAAAATTCAGTTTATTATGCAAAATTAAAAGCAGCTCTTCACCCAGAAATCATAAAATTTTGTAAAGAACAATTAGAATTAAAAAGTGATTTAAATTTCTTACGTATGTCAGTCGGAGAAACAATATCTGAATCAGAAATAAGAGATTATTTAAATACATTAAAGAATAAATATAATTCTGAAAACAATAATGTTGGTATTGATTACCATATTGAAGCAACAAGGATTGATTTCGGTGTATCTGTATTTTGTGTAATAAAGCGTGATGAAATTTATATGAAGAAGTTTGTTTTTAGATTTAGAAAACCTAGCATATCTGATGGTATAGGAAACCTATCAAATGCTCAATTAATAAAAGAATCTTTAAAAACAAAAGAAGAAAAGAGAAAAGAAAAATATCAAAAACTAATGGGAGGTAAATAATAATGTTTCCATTCCTTAGAGAAGAAAAAAGAGGCTTAAGAACTCAACAAACATTTGTTGGTAATACATTAGAAATATATCTTCCATCATATTATGTAGATAAAAGCGACAATAATGCAATTGCATTAGATTTAGGTGACAAAATAGAAACAATCGGTTTATTTTGGTTTAAAGTAAATGATACTGAATGGTATGAATTACAATTACCTACTACATTCCAGTTTGAATATTCTGACCATAAAAAGATTAGAACTAAAATTCAACCTGCAATGCCTGAAATAGATTATGATGTTTATGTATTAAAAAATGGTGATGCATTCATGTATAATATCTTATTAAAGAAAGATGTCGATAATATGGCAAAACGTTTCTTCAATAAGTTGATACAAGGAGCAAAACTTCCTCCTACAATAAAGTATGAAGATACTGTGAATATTTTCTTAAAAGCGATGTTATCAACTGGTTATCCTGGATTAGGTGTTTCAGGTGCAACTATTGAATTCTTATTAGCAGAACTATATAGAAACAAGAAAAAATTAAATGACCCATTTAGATTAGCATATAATGGAAAAAATTCATTTGATTATAAAATGGTAAGAATCACTAAGATTCCAGAACTAAATTCAACATTTACAGGATTAATTGGTGAAGACGTTACATCTCAGTTAGTTTCTGCAGTTGTTAAAAATCGTGAAGGTGTTGAAGAAAAAGAAACACCTATTGAAAAGATTATAAAATACTAAAAAAAAAGAAGAAGGTAAAACTTCTTCTTTTATTTTTTTATATATGCTTTATTCTTGAACCGGCATATTGAGAATATATTTCTTCTCTTAACATGTCTTCTCGTTCTCTTAAAATCTTTTTATTTCTTTTTTGAGTTGATTTTGTAATTTTCTTACAATGTTTCATAAAACTTTTATGTGCTCTGTTTTCCTCTCTTTCAAATTCTTGGTCTTCGATTTCTCTTACTAATGTTTTTCCCATTATCTTTCACCCTTTCCTTTAACCTTAAGTACCTTGAATCTATACTTTGTGTTTATTCTTCTAGTTCCAGAGAATATACCAACTCTTTTTACATTACCGAAAAATGTTCTTAAATTAACCATTTTTATCAATCCTCCTTATTTATATAATTAATTATAAATATTTTTCTCATGTACATAATTATAATATATTCTTAAATAATGAAGAATTTCAAAAAAAAAAAGAAACTATGCTATCCATAGTTTCTTTACATTTGCTTGTCTTAACATATTTTCACGCCAACTGTCTAATAGTTCTCTTCTATTAGCTTCAGCTTGGTCTATTTCCTCTAAGAAAGGTTGTATAACACCAAAAGGAGTATTTAAACTTTCAAATCTGTGTCTTAAAGGATATAATGATTGAAGAATATCATAATATGCTAATTTATAGAATTCGTCTCTCATTTCAATTCCAATTGTTTTTAAATGCTTTGGATGAACTGCTTTAACTTCAAGCATTGCACTACCAGCAATTTCAATCTTTGGTCTTATTGTAACAATATTTGGTGGTTGAAATTCGAATGTTGTTGGAGTTATTACAGAACTCAAGTAGTCATTTAATAATTGAGATGTAAATGGGTCATTTACAATTGGTAGAACAGTTCCACCAAATTGATTTACATTGTCAAGATATACTCTATGAATTCCGAATATTTCTAATCTATCTTCATTCGGAATTAGATATGTATTACTATATCCGCCACCAATAGAATCTTTTGCAGTAATTAACATTCTATATCTGTATGGGAAAAATTTACTATAAGTTACTAAACTTTCATTTAATACAATTTCCATCATTTCATCATCAGTTAATTCTATTTCTTGACGCATAGTTCCTAAACGTCTGTTAATATATCTTAAACAATCTGTACAAGTTACACCAGAATACATGTTAATACCTCCTCTTTAATAATATATTGTTTTTGAAAAAGAACAATTTATTATATTAAAGTTTGTAATTTATAAGGGAGGCCCCATATGGAAAATACTATTGATTATGTAACATTCTATAATAAAGGAGATTTAACACAATTTGCTTTAGAAAAAGAATTATCTTTATTTTTAGGTGATAGATGTGAAGTTCAAATTATAACTTCTCCTAATACTAACACAGCTAATTCATTCACTATTTTTGCTGTACCTGAATTAAGAAGTAATGGCTTCTATTTAAATGTATTTATTGATAAGGTTGCTCTTTCAAAATTTTCTACTGAAGAATTATTAAAAGCATTAGAAAATATAAAAGTATTAAAGCTAATGTTATTTAGAAAGATGAATGAATTCTTACGTTCTAGTTCAGACCATACTGTTAATGAAACTTTAGGTTGTTTATTAAAGATTTATCAATTAACATTAGATGCTATCTCTACATCAACAATAAATACAGTACCTGACAGAGAATATTTAGATACATTTATTCAAAAATTAGAAGATGGTGTTGCTGCTCCAACAGATATTGAAAAATTACTTGTTGATGATGTTATCTGCAGTGAAATTCTTGAATTAGCAAAGAAGATTTCAGGAAATTATAAGGAAACTATGATTCCTGATATGGTTATACCTGGTGAAGTTCCTTCGTTTAATCTTAATAGGGAAAATATTCGTTCTATTGCAAAACCTACTTTAGGTGACGTACAACACCACGAAATAGATTATAACTATAAACCAAGTACAAATCAATAATAAAAAAGATAAAGCATTTGCTTTATCTTTTTATTTTTATTTTATAAACTAAGTTTCCACAGTCCCATATACGCATATATCCTGCTTCATCCATAATTTGGAACTCTGTTTTTTCGTCAGAATATATTTCAGGAAACTTTGATTTTAATACTTGTTTTCTATAATTGTATCTGAATAATCTAGTTTTATAATTGCTGTCTAAATAGAAATACGATGGTTTTGAAACATGGTCTAATTTAAATCCATTTTTAAGATATACATTACTCTTAGCAGAGCTCCATCTTAAATCCGCATATGTAATAACTTCTTTAATTTCTGGATGTAATCTTAGTATATTTTTAAAAAGCTTACTAAAACCACCTACTATCGTATAACCTAGTTTACCTGCGTATCTTGATAATTCATATACACTTTCTCTACTGTCTTGACCTAATGCTTTACGTAATTTACTAAAGCTCATAACAGCTACTAATTCATTATTGTAATAAAGCCCATATGAAATAGAAGCTGAATCTGCACCTTGGATATGATTTGCTTCTAAAAATATATTTCTATCTTTAGATAAAACTTCCTTAATAGTACATTCCCTTGCATAAATTTTGTCTTTTTGACCACCAAAGATTGATAAAAGTTTATCTATTACAATATCTTTTTTATTTTTCCATTCATCTTCAAAAATATGTATTACTCTAATATCTCTTTGTTCAAAGAACCTTGTTTTACTTAAATGATAATCAGAATCTTTAAATTTATTAGAATGCCAATATAAACCATCAAATTCTATACCTATTTTTTTATCTTCGTTGTATATATCAAGTTCGTAGTATTTATGTTCTTTCTTATTTATATATTCTTTTATAGATTCAAATTTTAATCCATTTAGTTCCTTGCTTAATTCATTCTTTAATGCTTCTTGTTCAAGTGATGATGTTGAATAACAATATGGACATCTACTACCGCCTCTTAGATTTGTTGTAGTAACAAAAAATGTATTATTACAATTTAAATGTAAAACTTCAACGTTAGTTTTATTATTTATATAATCACCAACAATTTTATATTCTTCTGGAATTTGAATATCTTTTACTTTTTTTGTATTCCTATTTTTAGCAGCTATTCTCATACAACCCATACACTGGCCTTTATATAAATTACCAGGTAGTGATTCAAATATTTCACCACAAGTGTTGCATTTTACTTTAACTTTTGTTCTTTTGTTTGTATACTGTCCTAAAACAGCAAATTTCCCAGGTTGTTTTGTTTCTAGTTTTTCAATAAATTCATTATTAGAAAATTTAGTACTGTATCTATTACAAAACGGGCACCTTTGCCCTCTAGACCAATGTGTTTGGTCTATCAAAAATGTATTATTACATGTTTCATGCATAACTTTTATTTTAGATTTTTGATTAATATAATTACACTCAACAACATGATAATTATCTACAACATTAATTGATTTTATAACATCTTCTTCTTTTAATCTAACTGGCATATACTCCTCCTCTAACGCCAATAGGCATAATATAATTAATTGTTAAAAAATATTTTAAAATTTTATGAAAAATATTTTCTAATTTCTTAGAATATATTTTTTATTTTTATTTCATTTTATTATAAAGATAAGAATAAACCGAAGTTTATTCTTATCTTTTACTATTTTTCATTCCAAATTTCACGAATTTGCTTACCTAATTCAACTAAAACCTTATTTCCGAATAACATTGAATAAATATCGCTGGTCATTCTCGAAATGATTCCTGTAGGTGTTAAAATTGCTTCAATAACTTCATCCTGTCTGTAGCTTGAAAGCGGAGATTCTTTAGTTGTACATACTCTAGAAACGACCCCTTTCAATGCTGTCGAATACGTGATTTTGTCTCCCTTTCCTAAAACATCCAGATATTCAACCCAAATATTGATTATAACACCACCGTCTTGTGGGAATTCTTGTTTACCAATTTTCTTTGAGTCAACTCTTTCAATAGGAGGAATATGAACACTTTCTGCTTTAATTCCAGCAATTGCTGCACGTCTTGAAGCGTTTTTATTCTTATACTTAGTGATAAGCTTTTGTAATGAAGGTGTTAATTCTTCAAATGGACAATTATAATATACGTCAATATTAGTAATTGTACCACTATATTTTGTTTTTACAGTTTCATGTGTAATTGTTGCTAAATCATCATCAGATAATTGAGAAGCAAGAGCATTTAAGAACTCAGTTGTTCCTACATCATTAAATGATTGAGTAAATTCAATTAAACTGTCACCTGTAATAACAGTATCACCAACATCAACTATTTTGTGAATTTCAGCATTTTTTCCTAATGCTATTTGTTTTAGCATATTAACGTTTGCTGCACATTTTCTACCAAGAGATTCTGAAATTAAAGTTGAATCTTCGTATGCAAAATCTCCAGATGCAATAGCAACTTTAGCTAATGCTCCTGGCATGTAGTCAACGTTTTTACCTTTACCAGAGAAATATGAAGGTGCATAAGCAATTACATCACCCTTTTTAAAACGTTCTCCTTCTTTATAAACCATTGCGAACTTTTGATGGATATAGAAACCCATGTTAGAGTTCTTATCTAATTTATCTGAAAGGTCGATTGCGTCTTTTTCTCCGTTATCATATTTTAATATTGCTAGATTGTTTTTATTATCTATTTTTTCAATAATACCATTTTCTTTAGCTTTGAAACAGAAGTCATCTGAAATCATAAATGCTAAAGTTTTATTCATGCCTGAACCCAACAATTGTTTTGATGGGTGAAGTATCGGCATTGTATGTCCGTGTTTGCCTAAACTTTTAATTTTTTTCTTTTAAAAATTTAATTATAGACTATATCTTCATCCCCTTGGATGTTCTGCATTTCCACTACTACTTCTTAGTGTACTCCGTTTCCGGATAGTCGTTGAGCTTTCCTAAAATTTTATCGATAACACCTTGCATTTTCTTTTTATCTCTATGTTTATAATCGATTCTATACAATGGTATGTTATGTTCTTTACAAAAACTATTTTTTCTGTTATCATTTTTTTGTACTGTTTCAAATTGTTTTTGTTTTTCTTCCTCAGAACCTCCAGCTGGAAAGATTGGTTGGAAGTGTTGTATACCATCGAATTCAATTAAACATATTAATTTATCATTTCTAAAGATAGCAAAATCAAATTCTAAAATACTTGTGTGCTTTTCATTCCACAAGTCTGAAAATGTATATTCTCTAGTAAAATCAATGTTATTCTGTTCTAATAAAAATTTAATATTTGTTTCACCCCTACTTGTTTGTCTACAGTATGTACATCTACAACCAGTATTTAAAAAATGACCAGGAGTAACATTATAAATATTTCCACATTTATTATGAAGGAGTGCTATTTTGGTTTCTTTATTTACGTAATCTCCAATAACAGTATATTCATTTCCAACAATATCAAAAACATCTTTTTTAAATTTTTCTATTCCTTTATTATTTGGAAAGTATTTTGCTTTATTGCATTTCGGGCATCTATTATTAGATACTATAAAATGGCTTGCAGATACCAAAAATTCATTCCCACATGAATGTTTAATTCTTATTTTACTATTTGAATTTTTATAATCATTTTTCTCTGTTAATAGTTCATAACCGCTTACAGAGTTTACAAATTTCTTTACATTTTCATATTTATACTTATCTGTAACACTCATAATTTGCCTCCAATTTATTTATTATAATAAATCGTTGCCCGGTCTGAGTGTTTTAAAATTTTAGGCTTAGTTGCGGATTAACCAAATTATAACCTTTTTACTATATATGGGCTGCAATTAACAGCTTAAGTTAGTAGTTATAATTTAACGGCAGTCCCCGCAGTTAACAGAATTTATAGTGACCCAAACTTGGTAGTCCAGCCACTTGCATCATTTTTATTCCATTAGAGTCGTTAATTCTAATGCGTTCTTTTATGAACTGCTACATATTACTATGTAGATTAGACTATATCTTCATTCAAGTTATATACTTGAGTTGTCTCGCACTTCCACTCACTTGAGTGTACTCCCTTACATTCATCAGGGATAGTCGTTGAACTTAAAAATATAAAATTATTTAAGCTGCTGATTGCCTTCGTCTTTACGTTAAGGTTTCCCAGCAATTCACGAGATTTTTTATAGACAGACCTATGCAAATTATGATGAGAATTCTCTCAAGCCTGTCTTGGGCTATCAGCCCCTGCACTTGTAAATGAACTTAATAATTCAGTAGGAGATAACATATTTGCTGCTGATAGCTGTGTTTGGTCAATATATGGAATATAACCACGAACAGATGTTATCTTAGGGTCGTAACTTAGACCACGAGTAATACCAGCTTGTCCAGAGTATGGAGTACTGTTACCACTGACGAATCCGTTCATACTATCATCATATGCTCTCATTTCCAAAGTATATGCGTCATTAATATTGACACCTGTAAAACCCTTGGCAGACATTTGTGCAATTTCTTCTGCTTCTTTTACAGGGTTTAGTGTACTATGGTCATTGACATTTGGAAGACCTTGTAATTCACTTATTAAAGCTCCTCTAGGAATAGATAGATTTGTTGGTCTACCATTCATCTTGTGAAGTCTATATTGTCTATAAGAATCGGCAAGAATCTTATATAAAACGTCACTAACCAATTCATTACCACGAACACGATAATTTGTCATATCATTTTGTGGTTTGTATTGATTACCAACTAGTAATGTATTTGCATATAATAATACATCAACAACATCAGTAGGTAATTTTAAATCTTTTAGTATTTCTCTAGTAATTGGGTCTATATATACTTCAAGGTTAACCTTATTTGTGTTTCTTGTATATACACCGACAGTATCTCCTAAAGTTTCCATAAATCTTTGTGTATATGGAACTGGAGTATCAAAGTCAGCCCAATTATAGTTTTCAGGATGCATTAAGAATAATGCATTTAATAATAGAGTATTTTTAATTTCATCTTTAAAGTACATAAACGTATCTTTAAATTTAACTTCAACCCAACCTTGATTATTCTTTACTTGATTTTTTGATAGATAATAATCAACTTTATATCTATCCATTACTTCTTTTAATGTAACTATAGATGTAATTAATTCTAGTAAAGTATATTTTGTAGCTAAGAATTTAACAGTTGTATAAACAAAACCTTTCTTAGTTACTGGTGGAAGAGTTGACATATCTAATTTTAAAACATCTTCTGTTAAGAACTTAAACATACTTTCTTTTATAAGAGTAGTTTCTTTCTTAGCGATGTTAAACTTATATATCTTTTCATCTTCTATGAATATTAAATCAGTGTAAGTGTCACCGACTTTCATAAGAGCTAATGGTGTTCTTTCTCTTGTAATAATATCTTCATCAATATCTAAAAGAGCAATTTCATCATCCATTGTTGCTCTGTTAAAACAAACATAGTATTTAGGAGTCTTAATATGAGAAATATACATACCAAGTTCCTCATATTGGAAATCTGAAGAATAAACTTTACGACCAGATTCAGGTCTTGCAGAGTTTACATTATCATTATATCCATATAAGATTTCAACAGCTGGATTTTCTTTCATTTCTTTTAATTTCTTTAAAAGATATATATTTTCTCTAAATAGCTTTCCTGATGTTCTTTCAAGAGTCATCTTATTGTAGTTAGTTGTAATTTCTACACGGTCTGCTTTTGTTTTAACAATTGGAAGACGAACTAACTGTTTCTTAATGAATTTCTTATTTCCACCTAAATAGAAGAAACGTTTATCAACAATATCAGGAACATCAATTTGGAAAGTTAATGGTTTTCCATCATCTGTTTTATATCTAACATTTAATGTTTTTTGGTTATTTTGGTGAGTAGAAGAGTCTGTTAATTCCATTGAATCAACTGTTAAAGGTGAACTTGAAGAATTTGAGAATGCAGATACAACACTAGTTAAATCTTTCATTGCAAATTTCTTATTATATTCATCATCAATAGAAGATAAGTGAGAAACTTCCATTCTTTCATCAAAATACTTTTCATCAACATCAAACTTATCAGCAACGTTTTCATCAGATTCAACATCTAAATCTTGTAAAGAACCAATAACCTCAGTTTCTTTTTCAAGACCTTTTGAATGGGTGTCTAATCTTATAGCAGCTGATTTCTTACTTTCAACATATCTGATTGCTTTTGATTTAACATCATTGTCTTTTTCGATTTCATCTACTAAAGAACTAAATGGCTTTTGAAGATTTTCATCTTTAGCTAGATAATCATCTATCTTCTTATCTATTGTAGATATAATTTCTTTTTCATCTTCAGAAGCGGCTTCAAAGTCAGTAAGATTATTTGCTCTAATAGTTTTTGCAACCTTAGAGAAAACAACTTGCTTGATTTGCTCCTTTTTATTTTCTATAATATCATCTTCTGACAAATCTTCTTCATCATTAGCATCAACATCAGATAAGTCATCAGTTCCATTATTAAAATTATTTAATCTATATAATTTTAATTTAAATGAATCAAATTCTTTCTTGAAATCCTTATCATGAAGGTCCATAGCTATTAATGCATCAGCATTAGGGTTATAGAAAATTACTAACTTTACTTTTGCGAAAGCATCCATATTAATTGTGCCTTTATGAATTGATTTTAAGAATAGAACCATTGGGTCAGTATTTCTTGGGTCAACTTCAATTTTTCTCTTAAAATCCTCAATGTACTTATCTAATGGGAAAACTAAAAATACATCTGTATAATCCGAGTCATCAGATGCAGTTGATATTAAATTTTCCATATACTTTTTAAGAGCTTGTTGAAGGATAATACCACCACCAGAATGACGTTTTGTCAATGCTTCTTTATTTAAGGTATATTCATTATAAATATCAAAAACAAGATTTTGTCCTGCATATGCATTTATCATTGTTTTACCTTTTTTCATTTTTCCATTCGTCATTTCTCTTATTTCAGCATAATATTCTTTTTGGTCAATAATAACCTGTGCTTTATTTAATGGCTTAACTCTACGTGGAGTATATATACACATTAATTGCATAGGCCTAAATAGAGTTCCACCAATAGTATCAGTAAATGACTTTTTATCAGAAGTAGGTACGAAGACCATATTTCCTTTTGTCTTTTGAACTGTTTCAAAACTGATAGTTCTACCTCTTAGGATTCTATTTTTCTTTATTTTGCTTGGAGATACAAACATAATATTCCTCCTTTATTTATACAATATAATAAATTGTTCAAGTCATATTTTTAATTACAAATAAAAAAAAGAATAGCATAATGCTATTCTTTTTATAATTATTCTTGTTCTTTACCTATCATTTCGTTAACTCTAGGTTCAGCCTTAGCAGAATATTTGTTAATTAAAGCTTCTTGTAATCTTTGAGTGTATACAGATTGTTTTAATAACTCATCATACATAGGGTCCATAGATTCCTTAGCGATTAATAGAGATACTTGTTCAGTTAACTTATTAATCTTTTGGCTAGAAGTTTGGATAGTATAAGAATCAGTTGTGAAATAATCTTTATCTAAAGCACAAGCTTCTTTTAAAGACTTGTATTGTACAGTTTCGTTCTTAACTCCACCAGCAACACCAGTTAAAGCAGCATAAGCACCTTTACCATCGATTTCATCATATTTCTTGAATGCAGTTTCACTACCATTTTCTTCAGCAGAATTTTCAGCTGCATCTTCGTCATATTCTTTATCTTTGAAGTCTTTACCAGTACCAATTAAATCAGTAACATCACCTTTTTCTTCACGTAAAGCTCTTACTTCTTCACAGATATTAGCCTTAGTAGCTTTCTTACCAGCTTTCTTGCATCTATTTACTGCTTCAACAACAACTTCAACAACATCCTCAACTTGGTCATGTTCTTTATCGTTGTAAACATCCTTAGAAGAAACTTTTTCAGCTGATTCTTCTGGAGCCTTTTCGTCAGTTGCTTCATTATCTAATTGCTTTGTATCACCTAATTCAGGGCCATTAGCAGTTTGAGATTCAGATTCCTTAACAACAACTTCACCAACTTCATCCTTTTGGTCATGGCAGTCATCGCAATAAACATCTGTTGATTTAACGTCAGCTTTAGATTCTTCTGGCTTCTTTTCATCAGTTGCTTCATTATCTAATTGCTTTGTATCACCTAATTCAGGGCCATTAGCAGTTTGAGATTCTTCTTCATTTAAACCATCGAATTCAATGATATACTTACCAGTAGCAATACCTTCTTTTAAGATAGAAAGGTTCTTAAGAGTAGGTTGATATCCGTTTTCTTTTAAGATATTCATTAAGTCTAAATCTGTATAAGCAGATTCCTTAACAAGAACTTCACCAACTTCTTCCTTTTGGTCATGAGTATTGTCACAATAAACATCTTTAGAAGAAACTTTTTCAGCTGATTCTTCTGGCTTCTTTTCATCAGTTGCTTCATTATCTAATTGCTTTGTATCACCTAATTCAGGGCCATTAGCAGTTTGAGATTCTTCTTC